TGTTTATCAAAAGCTTCTTGGGCTAATGCTTGATGAAGACTACGGAGATATTACAGAGCCTTCTTCTGGAAGAGACATTAAGGTTGTTTGTAGTAAGAACCCAGGGCAGCAATGGGCGATGACAGAAGTTCTACCTCGAGGCAGGGCAACAGCTTTGTCAAAGGACGAAACACAAGCGCAAGAATGGATGCAGAACATCCCTGATGTTGACAACATCTTTCAAGAGAAGTCTTACGACGAGCTTAGCAAGATAGTCAATGACTGGCTAGCAGGTGATGACAATGAAGATGATCTGGGTACTGAGCTGAATTCAAGTCCAAAGGAGACTAACACAGAATCCAGTAAGACATCGAAGAGTTACTCAAATCTCGATGATGCCTTCGCGGATTTGATGGAATAACTTGTAGTTTCTACATAGACTAATTTTAAAAGGAGCCAATTTGGCTCCTTTTTCTATGTAAAGTGTATCTCAATATGTTATACTAATATCACTAACTGGAGACAAACATGTCAAAAGATGACTTTACAAAAGACCTAATCAAATCGCTAAACAAAGACCACGGAACACGAGTGGCATACAATCTTTCTGAAGATGAAAGCCCAACGCATGTTAAGCGCTGGATATCTACAGGCTCAAAAATGCTTGATTATATTTGCGGCAACAGGAAGAACGGCGGCCTACCAGAAGGGCGCATTGTAGAAATATTTGGTCCTCCAAGTATTGGAAAGTCTCATATTGCAACACAGATTGCAAGAAGCACACAGACTATGGGAGGCATTGTTGTCTATATTGATACAGAAAACGCGACGTCTGTTGAAAATTTAGGAATGCTAGGCGTCGATGTCTCAGAAAGATTCGTATACGTTGATACACACTGCACTGAAGAGGTTCTCTCAATTGCAGAAAAAACAATCTTAAAGGCGAAAGCGCTTGACAAGGATGTGCCAGTAACAATTATCTGGGATTCCGTTGCTGCTTCGTCACCTAAGGCAGAGCTATTAGGTGATTACGACAAAGAGTCAATTGGACTACAAGCAAGAGCTATATCAAAAGGAATGCGAAAAATAACAGGTGTGATTGGGCAAACAAACTCTCTTTTTGTAATACTCAACCAAATTCGAACAAAAATAGGAGTAATGTACGGCGATCCCACAACTACGCCTGGCGGTAAAGCAATACCTTTTCATTCATCTATTAGGATTAAATTGGGAGCAGGGCAGCAGATCAAAGACGGCGATGATGTAATAGGCATTCAAGTGTCTGCAAAAACAATTAAGAACAAAGTTGCGCCTCCGTTTAGAACAGCAAACTTTCAAATTCATTTTGGAAAAGGAATTGTCGAGCATGAAGAGCTGTTTGATCTACTAAGAAAGCATGGTGAAGACACAGCTAACGGCTGCTTAGTAAAAGTCGCAGGTTCAAGCCAGTGGAAATCTCTAGAGATAACAGACACAGTTACTGGCGAAGTGATAATAGAAAAGAAGTTTAGAAAGAAAGACTTTAATGAAATTCTTGAAAACAGGCAGACTGCAGTGTACTTAGATGCACTTTTAGAAAAAGCAATGGTTAAAATTTTAAGTTCTGAAGAAGGTCTTGATATCAATCCAGAGTCGTATGAGGAAATGAAGTCGCTAGCTGAAGAGTTAGATTTAACAGATGAGTAATAGAAATCTAATTATAGATGCATACAATCTGTTTACGCGACACTATGTTGCTCACCCTGCAATGTCTGTGAACGGCGAGCAAATTGGTGGTGTAGTAGGCTTTTTTAATAACTTAGTTCAGATGGTCGAAAGGACTAATCCAACTAGAGTTATAATAGTCTGGGAGTCTGGCGGGTCAAAGCGAAAAAGAGACTTGTTTCCCGACTATAAACAGGGAAAGAGACCACAAAAACTAAACAGATATTACGAGCAAGATATCCCAGACACACTGCAGAATAGAAATGTTCAGATTGGCTTGCTGGTTAATCTTATTAGCTGCTTTCCTGTGACTCAGATGTATATAGAGGACTCCGAAGCAGACGACGCGATAGGTTATATGTGCAAATACAAGTTAAGCTCAGATGAAAACGTCGTGCTTTCTTCAGATCATGACTTTTACCAGCTTTTAAATAAAAGAACGATTATCTGGTCACCAACGCTTAAGTCATTTGTCAACACAAAAAAAGTAATTGAAAGATTCAATGTTCATCCAAATAATTTTTGTTTAGCAAAATCTATTTCTGGCGATAGCTCTGATAATATTCCAGGTGTTAAAGGTGTTTCTTATAAAACATTATCCAAATATTTTCAGAAATTTAAGAATGAAAATGACTATTTAATAGATGATTTTCTATTGGATGCTAAAACATTATCAGAGAGTAAAAATTTAAAAATTCTAAATGAGATAAAGTCATCAGAGGCTTTAATAAGAAGAAACTGGCGATTAGTGCATTTAGACGTTAATAATCTTGTTCACTACCAAACATCAAAAATAGATGAAAAAATTGAAAATTATGACGATACGTGTGATAATATGACTGCACACAAAATTTTAAAAAATTCTGGAATTACCGGAATTGATCTGATAAGATCAAACTTTATATTAAAGCGACTAAAAAGAAAGGAATGACATGACAACAGACATTCAAACTGACAACCACTTTTCAAAGTACGGCCGTCAATTTCAAGAAAAAATATTTCAAGCTTTGATTATTGATAATACTTGGGCAAATCAGATGTATGAAGTTATGACGCCTGAGTACTTCGAGCAAAGATATCTTCAGTATCTTTGTGATAGATTTTTTAATTTTTATAGCAAGTATAAGAACTTTCCAACTCTGCAATTGCTAGTTTCAATTATTAGAGACGAGCTTTCAGAAGGTAACGATGTTATACTAAGAGAACAAGTTATAGAATTTTTGTCACGAGTAAAATCCCAGCCGAACTTAGGCGATATACAGTACGTCAAAGACAAGACTTTAGATTTTTGCAAGAAGCAAGTTTTGAGACAAGCACTTGAAGATTCTGTGAAGGCTATTTCAGCAGAAAATTATGAGTCAGTTTTGAATATCATGAAAGACGCATTAGCAAAGGGCGCGCCCTCAACAACTGGCCATGACTTTTTTGAAGATTATGAGGCCAGATTTACAAAACTCACAAGAGTGACATGCCCAACAGGTATACCACAGCTTGATAAAAAAGATGTCCTTAACGGAGGTCTAGCAAGAGGTGAAATTGGTGTAATAACAGCACCCACCGGCGTAGGAAAATCACATTTCTTGGTTCATGTAGGAGCACAAGCATTAAGTGTCGGGAAAAATGTTGTTCATTATACATTTGAGTTAACAGAGACTTCAGTCGGTGTAAGGTATGATAGTCATCTTTGTGATATTCCATCTTCAGATGTGCGAGATAACAAAGAAGACATCTTAAAGGTGTATGAAGAAAATAACTATGGTAGATTAATAATAAAAGAGTACCCAACAGGATCTGCTAGCGTTGTGACAATTAGAAATCATTTAGAAAAATTAGCTATGAGAGATTTTATACCGAGTCTAATTGTTATAGACTATGCAGACATCATGAGATCAACAAGAAGCTATGATTCTTTGCGTCATGAGCTTAAACTAATCTATGAAGAATTGAGGAACATGGCCATGGAAATGAAAATACCAATCTGGACTGCATCCCAAGCAAATAGAGAAGCGTCAGAAAAAGATGTTGTTGGTTTAGACAGTATGTCAGAAGCTTATGGCAAAGCAATGGTTGCCGATGTAGTTGTCTCGCTATCTAGGAAACAATTAGAAAAGGCAACAGGCGCAGGAAGGCTATTCGTTGCAAAAAATAGGGCAGGTAGAGATGGCATTCTTTTTCCAGTTAGAATAGACTGTGCAAAATCAAGAATTACTGTACTTGAAGATGCTAATGAAATGTCCGCAGTGGACTTTATAGAAAGCAGGAAAGCTGGGACAAAGGATATGTTAAAGTCTAAGTGGAAAGAAATAACAAAACAATAGGAGCTTGAGATAATGTTTAAATATGAAGAAGCACTTAGCGCAAGTTTAGAGTATTTTAACGGTGACGAACTAGCAGCTACTGTATTTTTGGGAAAGTACGCACTTCAAGATTTAGACGGTAGTTATATAGAAAAGACTCCTGATGATATGCACAAAAGAATGGCAGTAGAGCTTGCTAGGATTGAAGAAAAGTATGACAATCCAATGAGTTATGAAGAGATATACACACTCTTTAAAGACTTCAAGTACGTAGTGCCGCAAGGTTCTCCGATGAGTGGGATTGGTAATGATCAAAAAGTTCAGTCTCTATCAAACTGTTTTGTAATTGAGTCGCCTTGGGATAGTTATGGTGGGATTTTAAAGACAGATCAGGAGATGGCCCAAATAGCTAAAAGAAGAGGCGGTGTTGGTTTTGATATATCAACAATTAGACCACAAGGCCTTGATACAGCAAATGCTGCAAAAACAACTGACGGCATTGAAGTTTTCATGCAGAGGTTTTCAAATACATGCAGGGAGGTAGCACAAGGCGGTAGAAGGGGTGCCTTGATGCTGACAGTATCTGTTCACCACCCGCAAATTGAAGACTTTATAAAAATTAAAAGAGATTTAACAAAAGTAACAGGTGCTAATATCTCAATTAGACTTTCTGACGAGTTCATGAATGCAGTCAAGAATAGTGATGAATTTCAACTTCGTTGGCCAGTAGACAGTAGCGAGCCTTCAATAGTGAAGATGGTTGATGCATCTGAATTATGGCACGAGATTGTTGAAAGTGCACACGCATCTGCTGAACCAGGCTTGTTGTTTTGGGACACAGCAAAAAAGACAACACCCTCTGACATTTATTCAGAAGAAGGGTTTGGCTCAACTTCAACAAACCCGTGTGGAGAAATTATCCTTTCTCCTTATGATAGCTGTAGACTTATGCTAGTTAACCTAGTTTCTTTTGTGAAGAATCCTTGGGCAGAAAAAAGCGAGTTTGATTATGGCATGTTCGCGTCTGTAGTTCAAAAAGCGCAAAGACTCATGGATGACATGATTGATCTAGAAATAGAACAAATTGATAAGATAATTAGAAAAATAAAAAACGATCCTGAGCCTGAAGATGTAAAAAGAATAGAACTTGATCTTTGGAAAAAGATTAAGCATGCAGCAATAAACGGTAGAAGAACCGGCCTGGGTATAACAGGTTTAGGAGACACACTAGCAATGCTTGGTAGCAAGTACGGCAGTGATGATGCAATATCTACAACAGAAGCAATTTATAAGTGGCTTGCGCTAAACTCATACGAATCTTCAATACAATTAGCAAAGGAACGTGGCCCATTTCCCATATGGCAAGTTGAAAAAGAAACAGGCCATGTCTTCATAAAACGAATACTAAAAGAATTATTGCCTCATAGGCGAGGCGACTATCTAAAGTACGGAAGACGAAATATTGCAAACACAACAACAGCACCCGCAGGCTCTGTTTCTGTTTTAACACAGACAACAAGCGGTATAGAGCCGGCTTTTATGCTTCACTATCTTAGACGAAGAAAGATTAGTAATGTTGATGAGATCGCACGTGTTGATTTTATTGACGACTCAGGTGATAGATGGCAAGAGTACAATGTTTACCACCACGGATTTAATCGATGGATGCAGCACACAGATGAACTAGACCCAGATTCAATCTCCGGTCTTGGGAACGATGAGCTTGTTGCTATGAGTCCATACACAGGCGCAACCGCGAATGAGATTGATTGGGTAGCTAAGGTAAAAATGCAAGCAGCCGCTCAAAAGTGGCTTTGTCATGCTATTTCAAATACAACTAATCTCCCTTCAGACGCAGATGTTGAAACAGTAAAGAAAGTGTACATGACCGGATGGGAAAGTGGATGCAAGGGAGTGACTGTTTATAGAGATGGTGCTCGAAGCGGTGTGCTTGTTAGCAAGGAGAACGATTCGGTCTTATCAAACAGAGAAGGCCTGATCTTCAAAGATCACCCAGCTCCGAAAAGACCAGAAACAATGGAATGCGAAATTCACCAGGCAAATATCAAAGGCGAAAAGTGGACTATCTTGGTAGGTATACTAAATGGTCGTCCGTATGAAGTCATTGGTGGTCTTAGCCAGTATGTTGAAATTCCAAAAAAGTACAGGCTTGGAAAGATCTACAGGCGCCCCCGGAAGTCTGTTTTGTCAAAATATGATCTAAGCTGCGGCACAGGAGATGATCGTTTTGTCATTAAGGATGTTGTATCTGTGTTTGATAACCCGAATCATGCTGGGTATACTAGAACAATTTCTCTTGCATTGCGGCACGGTGCACCAATTCAGTATGTTGTAGAGCAGCTACAGAAAGATAAAGAAGCTGATTTATTTTCTTTTTCAAAAGTTATTGCAAGATGTTTGAAGAAGTATATTAAAGATGGCACAGTAGGAGGAGATAAGGATTGTGTAGAGTGTAACGCCTTAGACTCATTAGTTTATCAAGAAGGGTGTGTAACATGTTCTTCTTGCGGCCACTCTAAATGTTCATAAATATTAGGAGAGAAAAATGCTTTGGAAGTTAAACGTAAGTAAAAATATCAAAGATATTGAGTTAAGACATACGCCTGTGATAATCAGGGTTAATAAATTTGATGAAGAAAGCGCAAAAGAGTTTGATAGTCAAATTTCATTGGCACATAACACAGGCCAATCAATTATACCTGTAATTATTGACAGTTATGGCGGCCAAGTATATTCTTTGATGAGTATGATATCATCAATTAAGTCTGCTTCACTGCCAGTCGCTACAATAGTAGAAGGCAAGGCCATGAGCTGCGGAGCAATTTTATTTAGTTTCGGCACAGAAGGGCATCGCTATATGAGTCCTGATGCAACAGTCATGATACATGACGTAAGCTCGATGGGCTGGGGTAAAGTTGAGGAGATAAAGGCTTCTGCAACTGAGACAGACAGGCTTAATCAAAAGATATACACAATGATGGCAGAAAATTGCGGCCACCACAAGGACTATTTTCTAGACATTGTTCATGACAAAGGACATGCAGACTGGTTTCTAGAGTCTGATGAGTGCAAAAAGCATAGTCTTGCTAATCATGTAAGAATGCCTGTACTAGAAGTCTCAGTAAATCTAGATTATAATTTTAACTAAACTAAGTAAGATAACAAACTTAATTTTTAAGCGTCCACAGGGACGCTTTTCTTTTAAGCGCATATTTATACTTAGAAACATTAAGGCTACAAAATGTTAAATAAAACTTTGATTGCATTCATAGGCTGCACAAAAGCGCTATCAATGTGGATTCATTCTGCGCATCATGTCTCTAAAGGTCCAAGTTTTGGAGCTGACCACGAGTTACTGTACGGCCGGATCTATAACGGCATTTTAGAAAATTTTGATAAATTGGTTGAAAAATCAATAGTCGTGACTCAGTCAGAAAATTGTGCATGTCCAATTAAAATATCAAAAATTGCTTCAATTATTTTAGAAAGCTACAAGTCGCCTGTTGAAAAACAGCCATCTGTCGTAGCAGAGAATGCCCTGGAAATCTTAGGCGATCATATTGTTAATCTTGATGAACTATTTAAAAAGCTGGATGCAGCAGATAAATTAACGCTCGGTATGAACGATCTTTTGTCTTCTTTAGCAAATCAGTATGAAGAATATTACTATTTACTAAATCAGCGATGCAAAGGAGGATAGTCTATGGATAAAGTATTCTATAATGAAGCTTCTGCTTCCAAACTAGGGTGGACGCCAGACTGGTTTGACTGCGATGACTTTGATGATGATCTTGTCGTAGTCATCAAAAAATGGCAAAGAAAAGTCGGCCTAACAGCAGACGGTCTTTTTGGGCCGTCATCGTACAGAGTCAAACTAAATGAAAGATTAGAAGCTATAGATAGTTTTGAGCCTTCTAGCACATGTAAAAAAGAAGATGCTTATATAGTTCATGCGGGAAATTTTATTCCAATTAATTGGCCAAAAGTTGTGCTATGGAGTGAAGAAACCGGTCTAAAGCTTTCAAAAGGATACACACCGTATTTTGAACCGAGAGATATTAACATGTTTGTGAATCACTGGGATGTTTGTCTTGACTCAAAAACATGTGCTAGAGTTCTGTCCAACCGCGGAATATCAGTTCATTTTTGCATAGACAACGATGGCACAATATACCAGCTTCTCGACACAAATCATGCAGCATGGCATGCAGGCGGAAGAGCCTGGAATCATTCTTCAATTGGTGTCGAGATATCAAATGCTTATTACACAAAATACCAAGACTGGTATGACAAAAAAGGGTTTGGAAAGCGACCAATTGTTACTGGAGAAAAAGTTCACGGTAAGAGCATGAAAGACTTCACAGACTTTTACCCTGTCCAGATCGAGGCTCTAAAGGCTCTTTGGGAAGCAATCCATAACGGTATAGGTATACCGCTGGAAGCACCCACAGATGAAAACGGAGAAACACTAAAGGTTGTATCAAAAGAAGCAGAATCAAATAAGTTTAAAGGCTTTGTAAGTCACTATCACTTGACAAGAAGAAAGATAGATTGCGCTGGGCTCGATATAGCTGAATTGCTGAAACAAATAAAATAATTTTATCTTGTGTAGAAAATAATTAAGATTGTATTGTTTTAGCGTTGTAACTACGCTATTAAGATTAGTTTAGTTTTTGTTTGTTGAGTTAACTTATGACAGCTTCAAGAGTTGTAGAATCTTCTGGTTCTATTGGCGCAGTTCAGGTATCTGATGCTTCAGGCGGCTTCCTGCCGTCAAATTTGCTTTTTAATACAAGCTCTTCTGGACTAGTAGACAGCCTAAGACTGGGCAATGACACACTTCTTTTTGTAAGTGGTGTTATAAACTCAAAGTACACAACCACACCCGGTGTATCACTCTTCGGTGGTGATGTAGTAGTCTCTGGAACACTTTACGCAGAAAGACAAGTCATAGAGGTTGATGAAGTATCGCCTGGAAATCTTTTTGTTTCGGGTGGACTGAATGTCTCCGGATCTTTTCTTGCGACTGAAACAAGAGTATTGTTTCTGTCAGGCGGCTCGCCTGGATCAGCAGACGTTGCTACATTTAAAGACTTAAACTTTTTCGTTTCAGGGAGTGTAGGCTCAAGAGGAACAGCTACACCGGGTACAGCACTCTTCGGTGGCGATGTAGTAATATCAGGAACACTCCATGGCGGCTCACCGCTTAAAGTTGCAGGTGGAATGACAGTTGCTGGAGAAGCAGACTTCGCAGACGCCCCCAACTTTCAGTCTGGCCTAGTTGTCTCAGGTACTTCAGACTTTGTCGACGCTCCAACATTTCAGGCGGCACCAACATTTGAATCAGGTTTTTCTGTAACAGGTTCAACTGCTTATGACACAGCGCCAAGCTTCGATGCAGGTTTTAATGTTACATCCGGCCAAGCGTCGTTTTCTGAGGCACCAAGTTTCTCCCAAGGGTTCGAGCTAACTGGCTCTGCCGACATTGGAGGCACAATAAATATTGGTGCACCAGAAGATGGTACATTCACAGATGGGTTGTTCGAAGACATAACAAACTCAACAACGCTAGGCACAGTGATTGACAGGTTTAATGAAGTGCTGAAAGCTCTTGCCCCGGGCCCTGCCCCGTCACTAGATGATATTGACTATAACAACTCTAGCGTCTCTGGAAAGCTCTCTTTTGGCTCTTCAAATGCTGTGGTAGGTTATACAAACTCAAACACTTCAGCAGGCTTTAGCGCAGTTGACGTTGACGGAACGTACGGTTCTTCAACAAGCGGAAATAATTTAAGAATTGGTCTACTCAATGGGTCAACAGCTGTGACAGGAGACTTAAATGAAGATGTAAGTGCAGATACACATTCTTCGGGCCAGGCAAACTATCCAGCAAATTCGTTTGGAGACGCAAATTCAGGC